CTTGAAAGCAACGCTGGACATAGACTCTTCAATGGCTTCAATACATTCAATGTTTCCAGTGTTATAGTGCTTAGGCGCACCTACCATGTCTTCTTCTTCTTCATAAAAGATTTGTGACTCTAGTTCTTCCTTCGACATTTCTTTTTCTTCTTGGGCTGCATCAAGATATACTTTCATTAAAGACTCGTCTATTCTAGAACCGCCTTCATCAGGCCAACAGTCTCCAAACAAATCAACGTCTTCTTTATAAGCTATCTGTGCCGCAGGCTTTGTGCCGTCATGTACCCAACTAGAGTTCAAGCGTTTCATGTATTCATCAAAGGTAGGTTGTCCTGTTTCTCTAACTCTATCCCAGTCTTGAGGGGTTGCGTCATTAATGCTCATCTTTAAAATCCTCTTTTACTTTTGTGTTAATCCAGTTATCGGGTATGCTATCTTCACTAAACCATCTAAAGCTATTGGCTGATGCCCACTCTCCGTGTGACCGCCTTGTTCCATCCTTACGAACCTTTGCGGAAGGCATGGAAGCATTGGGGTTTGCAAACAAGAATACCAACTCAACATCAGCAGGAAGCACCTTGGCTATCCAGATATACTTAGAGTATTCTGCACTGTCCCAAAACCTTCCCTTGGCTTCAAGCAGTATCTTCTTTCCTTCAATAGTTCTAACAAAGTCAGGCTCATACTTGTGTGTCACAGTATACTCAACCTTGTCAACATGAAACTCCCAACCATCAAGGATGCCAGAGTGAAGTTCATATTCCCAGTTAGAGTCATAGCCTTTAATTAAATCTTTCTCAACTGGTCGCTTTACTCGTGGCTTCCTAAATCCTTTACGTATCTTTGGCATGGTACTCCTTATCGCTGTTCCATCTTCCATGCAATGTCTTGAGCTGTGACATCTTCAACCTGTTTGTCAGGAAAGATTTTAATAAGCTGTTTGATTTTAATAGTTAGCCACTTCATTGTGTAAAAACTATTGTGGATTGTACCCCTTGCCCAGATGTGTGTCTGTTTAGGGAGCATAGATTTAAAATTTTCTTTAGTGACTTTAGCGGCCTCCTCTTCAGTGAGAGGGCCCCTCAACCATTCAAGCTGTAAAGCTTCAGAATGTTTTTTAATTCGCTTGGACTTCTTGCGGTTCATAGTATCTCATCCACCTTTGGTTCTACTTCTACATGTGTTAAATACTTGTAGCCGGTAGAGTATTTAAAAGTTCTAAGGCCAGCACCATCGTTGGCATCTTTGTGACATTCATGTTTGTACTTACACCACGTACATCCTTTAGGCAGTTGCATGTTTCCTTTCTTGCCATCAGGTGTGGGAGTATAACACATTTCAGGAGGCGTGTCAAGTTTTAATTCATCTAGAAGTGTATTTATTTTTGTGTCGATGTTGGGCTTATCTAAATCATCCGGCACATACATACAAAGTTCACCGCTTTCTTTGTTGATAACAAGAAACCCACCTTCATCTGTGCCCTCCGCTTTCTCATAACCTGCAAGCTGTCCTAAGTAACCGAAGGGGTCGTCAGCAGCGAGTGTGCCCTGTCTAAACTTATTGAATGCAAACTTGGATGCAGACTTAACATCAACCACTTGGCCGTTAATCTTACAATCCATGTGCCCTGTAATGCCGTTGACCTTAACCTCTTTCTGTTCATCAGTAACGTTGTGTCCCGCCATCCTTACAAGCATAAGAACAATCTCTTCGAGGATGTGACCATACAGAAACTTAATCTGTGTTGCGCCGTCTATTCCACCACGACCAGCAGGGTCACGTTTCTCAAACCACAACTGTCGTGATGGCTTACCTACATTAGACATTCGGACAGAAAAGTCAGTGTCTCTTGAGCGAGGAGTTGCCCAGTGAAGTATTGCTTCTTTCATAGAAGCCATTGTAATGTCAAGTGCCTCCTCCGTTATTGGAAGAGGCTTACCGTTTGAAAGGTTTTCAAGTAACTCATAGATGTCAGGGACTAAAGTATTAAGCGGCTTCTGGTTCATCTTCTAACTCCTTAAAGGCTTTGATTACATCTGATGAAAATAGCTTTTGCAAGTTTAACAGATACATTTGACTAGCTCTGTTGTCACCACCCGATACTGTTTTAAAACTATCAAGTCGCTTAACAATCTTCCTGAGTGTTTCAGTGTTGAATACTAACGTGCAATATTCTTCGTCACCAATACACAAGTTGTGAAACCAGTAGTCAGATTCAGTTGCATCAATACCTGATGGCTTACCGTAAGACTTATATTCAATAGCGATGTTGCCTGTCTTCATCCACATGCCACGCTCTGACTTAACCTCTATCTTTTTGTTGGTGAGCATGTCTGCAATCTTATCTTCACGCACTTCACCATACGCTAAATCGATGTCGAACTTTTTTCTATCTGCTTTAATGGGTTTCATGCCAGCCATCTCCGATATTGTAGTCGCCATCTAAGGGACAATTTAAATTTAAGTTTATGCCAGCTTGAACAATTGCTGCAACGCCTAGCTTTCCTACTTGTTCTGCGTCTGATTCTTTGCACTCAATTTGCCACTCATCGTGGACATTAGCTACAAACAGAGCGTCCAGTTTGAATGTCTTAAAGTAACCATCAAGAATAACCAGCGCTTCTTTCATTACGACTGCTCCAGCAGACTGCAACAATGTATTAAGTGCAGCGTGTTCAGAACGTATGGTCAGCTTACGGCCATCTAATCCTTTTAAGAATCCCTTTTTACTTTCTCGTTGTACTCGTTGGACAAGAGCTTTAAGTGATGGGACACTATTAAGAAACTGTTCTCGCAATTGTTTACCTCTTCCCTGACCTGCTTTTGCCACTGACCCAAGCTTTGCATTTCCTGCTCCGTATAAGAATGCATAGATGAAAGTCTTCGCCTGATTTCTTGATTCAAGTCCTGCAAGTCTCTGATTAGCTGAGTGAATGTCACCGTTGAGGATTTCATTTGTGTACTCCTTATCATCCATATAGTGTGCAAGCATTCTAAGTTCTAAGCCTGAAGCATCAATACCTACAAGCTTGTTGCCTTCCTTTACAGTCCAACAAGACCTACACTCTTTACCGTAAGGTGAGTTGCTACTAGGTATCTGGGCCATGTTAGGATGGCTGTGTGTCATTCGGCCAGTAACTGCACCGTTAGGATTAACATAACCACGCACCCTGCCGTCAGGTTCTATTGCTTTTATCCAACTGTTTACCTGAGCCAAGCGCTTCTGAAGCATTAAGTATTTAGCAATCAAAGCAGCTTCAGGAATATCCTTAGCTTTATTAAGCGCACCTTCATCAACAATAGGCTGGCCGGTTGGAGTAAAACTTTTAGGAACCCAGCCCGCCTCAATCAGACGCTCGCCGATTTGCTTACGAGAACCAAGGTTAAAGTCTTCATAGGTCTCACGAGTAACTGATTTCTGAGATGCCACCAGTGTACCATATTCTTCTGGGGTTAGCCGAACACCTTTATCGTGTTGGTCTTTTGCAGTTTTAGAAATGCCACCTGTTTTAGTATACTGGGGTGTCAGTACCTGAGTAGTTATCTTAGGTTTAAAAGTCTCATGCACTTCAGCTTCTGTAGCATCTAGCTTTTCTTGAAACATTGCAACCAGCAACATAGCTTTCTTAAGGTCAAGCTCGAAGCCGTTGCGCCTCTGCTCATCAATAATCTTAGCTACGCTATGCTCCAGCGTCACTGCTTGTGGAGTATATCCTCGGCTCTCAACACGTAGCTGCTGATATACTTTAGTGTTAAGCTCAACGTCTCGCTTGCAGTACTGGAGCATCGCTGGTGAATAAGCATCCCAAGCATCTTCATTATCTCCGTAGTCTCCCTTGGTATATTGAAGCCGATAACCCCAAGACTCTAGGCCGTGGCCTCCTTCTCTAGAAGGCTTAAACAATCTAGAAAGAACTAAGGTGTCTACAATTTTCTTGTGGCTTAAGTCAATGTTGGCTACAGACTTAAGAGCTGGGAGGTCATAGCCAATAATGTTATGACCAATTAACTTATCCGCTGACTCAAGTAAAGCTAAGCCTTCGTCTAACTGTGTGTTGTCG